ACACAACTTCTAACGAAGTGGTAGGTACAGGATACACTGCTGGTGGAGCAACCCTTACAAACATTGATCCAACATCTAGCGGCACTACAGCCTTTGTAGACTTTGCTGACGCAACTTTTGCTAATGCTACTATCACTGCTGCTGGCGCTCTTATCTATAACACCACCACTGATGGTGGATCAGCTACTACCAATGCTGTAGCTGTCATTTCTTTTGGTGGAGATAAGACTTCTACCAGTGGCGATTTTGTCGTTCAATTCCCCGCAGCAGACGCAAGCAACGCAATTATTAGAATTGCTTAAGGAGTAGCTGTATGGCTACAACTGTACGCTCTGGTGCTGTATACAGCATAGGTATCTATGGTGTAGCTAGGTATGGTCAAAACAGTATTGTTTATACTCCAGATGGGGTATCTGCTACAGCAGTAAGAGGCAATGTTTCTATTGTTGCTAAAGCAACCACCTTAGTTACTGGAGTAGTTGGAACAGGAAATATAGGAACTGTTTCAGTTGTTGGTAAAGCTACGACAATACCTAGTGGTGTTTTTGGAACAGGCTCTCTTGGTACAGTTGAAGCAAGAAGTGTTAATAGAATACCTGTTACTGGTTTACAAGCAACGGGCAGTGTAGGCAGTGTTGTTGTTGCGGCTAAAGCTAAGACCAGTGTTTCTGGTTTTGGAGCGACAGCAACTTTAGGGATTGTAAACACAAGAGCAAAAAGTGTTTCTGCACCAACTGGTGTTGTTGCTACAGGAAGTGTCGGTAGTGTTTCTATATCTGAGAATGCACGGCCTACCTTTAATGGTGTTTCTGCAACAGGCAGTGTTGGTAGTGTTACAATTACCACTGTTGTTTTCAATTATAATGCTGTTGCAGCCTTATACGATAGAAATAGAGCAGTGTATGTGGAAGCTAAACCAAATCGAACAGTGTATGTGGAAGCTAAATCCACTGCTAAAGAACGTACAGCGATGGTGGTGTAGAAGTGTATTGGTGGCTTAAGGAATAATATGTCATTTAGATGGCCCAATAAAGACCCAGACGAAACTTTAGACTACAGTGTTGACTGGTCTAGATGGCTTAGTGGTGCTACCATTTCATCTGTAGTTTGGTATGTGGATAATAGTTCTGGAACTAAGACAGCGTTGACAGCAGGTAACACTGTTAATGGTTTGCAAAATATTGCACAGACTGTTAGTGATGGAGTGGCTACAATTAATTTAGGCTCAGGCACAAATAACATTGAATATAAAATCTATTGTAATATGTCCGACAGTAGCGGGAGTACAGCTGAGCGTGTTATTAGATTGAGAATCAAGGAACAATAATGGCATATAATTTTCTTGATCTAGTTAATGAAGTTAATAGAAGACTCAATGAAGTTGAGCTTACTTCTAGTAATTTTCCAACTGCTGTTGGCTTCTATGCACACAATAAAGATGCAGTGAATGCTGCCATTAGAGACATCAACCATATCCACCATGAGTGGCCTTTCAATCATGTGTTAGCAGAAGAGACACTGACAGCAGGAATTATCCGTTATGCTTTTCCTACTGATGCTAACACCATAGACTTTGATACTTTCCGTATTGAAGAAAGTACAACATTTAATAATAAAACACAAAAGCTAACTATTCTTGCATACGAAGACTATTTGTCTAAATACATTGATCAAGAATATACAGCAGACACAAGCAAGAGAGATGTTCCTTCCTTTGTCTTTCATGCCCCAAGCTTAGAGTTTGGTATGGTTCCTACACCTAAAGACGCATACACTTTATATTATGAATATTACAGAATACCTGTAGACTTATCTTCATATTCAGATGTTCCTTCTATTCCTGAAAGATTTAGACATGTAATTATTGATGGTGCAATGCACTATGCTTATTTGTTTAGAAGTAATGAACAATCATCTAGTATGGCTAAAGCTAAGTTTGAAGAAGGTGTCAAACGTATGCGTATTATGTTAGTTAACAGATATACATATATGAGATCAGGAATGCTTATTCCATCTAAAGCTACAGCTTTTGGTGATAGGGTTAAGTAATGGCTGACGCTTGGCAAACATATGCTTTTGAGTTTAAAGGTGGATTAATGTCTAATCTATCTCCTTTACAGCAGGGTATTAATGCTCCCGGCAGTGCTCGTTTATTAAAAAACTTTGAACCTTCTGTTGATGGTGGATATAAAAGAATAGAAGGCTTTACTAAATATGACACTACACAAGTTCCTCCATACGGATTACCTAAAGTACATGGTAGTGGTCAAACAGGAACAACACTTATTATTGGAAATATTTTTATAACTCCGGTAGCAAATGATACATTTACTGTAGCAGGGGTTACAGGAACGTATTCTATCACTGCTGTTTCTTATGATAATACTAATAAAAGAGCAACTCTCACTTTAAGCACATCATTAGCTAGTAGTCCTGCTGACTTAGCAGCCGTTACTTTTGCATCTAAAGCGGGTTTAATTAATGGAGTTGCTGCATGGGAAAGTAATGTAATAGCTCTAAGAAATAATTCTTTATACAAATCAACTGGTAGTGGTTGGACAAAAATAAATGTTCCTTCTTATGGAACAGTATTAGTTAATGGTGCTAGTCAAACTGGAAGTAGCCTTGTTATAGACGGTTTAACAGATAATCCAAAAGTAGGTGATACATTTACTATCAGCGGTGTGGCGAAGGTATACACAGTGCTTACTACAGCAACTGTTACAGCAGGTGGAGCCACTCTTTCTATTAGCCCTGCTTTAGCTAGTAGCCCTGCTGATAATGCTGCTGTAACTTGGTTAACTTCTAATTATAGTGATAGTGAAAAACTACGCACTTCTAAGTATAGAATAAGCACCACTAGTAAAATAGTTGGTGTTGACGGGGTAAACTATCCTTTCATTTATGATGGTACTACATACACAGTATTAGATGCTACAACAGATTTATTAGGCGTTTCCTTTGCTGCTTTTCATAAAAATCATTTAGTGTTTGCAAAAGGAGATAAGATTATTTTTTCTTCTCCTTACACCGACACAGATTTTAATGCCGCCAATGGTTCAGGAATCATCTCTATTGGTGGAGCAATCACAGGTATTATTGTATTCCGTGAAGCACTTATTATTTTTACAGAAAAAAGTATAAGTCAAATTACTGGAAACACTTCGGCTGATTTTGTTTTACAATCTATTACAAGAAATGTTGGGTGTGTAGCTAGCGATACTATACAAGAAACAGGTGGCGATATTATGTTCTTAGGCCCAGAAGGTTTAAGACTATTGGGAGCAACAGATAGAACTGGCGACTTTAACTTAGGTGTTGTTTCTAAAGTGATACAACAAGAAGCAACTGATTTAATTTCGTCTAGTTCTTCTTTCTCTAGTGTTGTTATAAAACAAAAATCTCAGTATAGAATATTTGGATATAGCAGTTCAGTCACACCAGCCAGTGCTAAAGGTATTTTAGGTACACAGATGACTGCTGATAATACGGCTAATATTGCATGGGCAGAAACAACTGGTATAAAATCTTATGTAGCAGATAGTGATTATAAAAATCAAATTGAAACAATTGTTTTTGCTCATGCAGACGGATATGTTTACCAAATGGAAAGTGGAAGTAGTTTTGACGGGGCTAATATTATAGCTAGTTTTGCCACTCCATATGTTCCAATTAATGACCCCAGAGTTAGAAAGACTTTTTATAAACTTTTCTTGTATACTGATCCTTTAGGAAGCATTACAATCTCAGTTAATTTAAAATTGGATTTTGATGATAAGGGAAGTATTCAACCAGAGACAATTACTCTTTCTAATAACACAGCAAATGCTGTTTTTTATGGTACAAGCACAGCAAAATATGGTACAACTGTGTTTGGAGAGAAGCTTAAAAGATTGTTTGAAACGCAAGTGGTAGGCTCTGCTTTTTCTGTGTCTCTTCAATTTGTTTCAAATGGTACAAATTCTCCCTTTTCGTTGGATGCTGCCACATTAGAATACTCTACGCATGATAGAAGATAAGGAAATATTATGACTGGTTATGTTCGTACTGATACATCTAATAATATTGCTGATGGTAATGTTATTAATGCCGCTGATTTTGATCTAGAATTCGATGCTGTTGTAGCAGGATTTCATGCGTCCACTGGTCATAAACATGATGGCACTGCTGCTGAGGGTGCTCCTATTACTAAAGTGGGGCCAACACAAGATGTGGTTGTATCTGCCAGCACCATCACTCCAAAGACAACCAATGTTGTTGATGTTGGTTCTTCTGCTCTTAAATTTAAAGATGTTTATTTAACTGGTACAGTTAATGCTGCTTCATTTACAGCTTCTCAGGCTATATTTACTGACGCTTCTAAAAATCTGGTAAGCAACGCCATTACAGGTACTGGCAATGTAGTGATGTCAACTAGTCCTACGCTGGTTACTCCTATATTGGGAACACCTACATCAGCAACTTTAACCAATGCTACAGGACTTCCTATTTCAACAGGCATCAGTGGATTGGGAACAGGTGTAGCCACCCTCTTAGCCACACCTTCTTCAGCTAACTTAGCTGCTGCTGTAACAGATGAAACAGGTAGTGGTTCATTAGTATTTGCTACTAGTCCAACACTTGTTACTCCAGCTTTAGGCACACCATCATCAGTCACTTTAACTAATGCAACTGGTCTTCCAGTGGCAACAGGTATTAGTGGTTTAGGAACAGGCGTTGCTACATTTTTAGCTACTCCTTCTTCTGCAAATTTACTTGGTGCTGTTACAGATGAAACAGGCACTGGGTCTTTGGTGTTTGCTACTAGCCCAACATTGGTTACACCTATATTGGGTACTCCAACAAGTGCAACACTGACAAACGCTACGGGACTTCCTATATCCACTGGTGTTAGTGGTTTAGGAACAGGTATTGCTACATTTTTAGCTACTCCTTCTTCTGCAAATTTAATTTCTGCTGTTACGGATGAAACAGGCACTGGTGCTTTGGTGTTTGCTACTAGTCCTACTTTGGTAACTCCTGCTCTAGGTACTCCATCAAGCGGCACTTTATCCTCATGCACAGTCGATGGCACAAACAAGGTAGGCTATCAAAATATTCCGTTATCGGGCACTAAAACAGCAAGCTACACGCTTGTTGCTGGCGATGTGGGTAAATTTGTTATTCTTGGCACAAGCGGCACAATTGTGATTCCAGCCAGCATATTTGCAGCTGGAGATGCAATCAGTATTATGAACAACACAACAGGATCAATTGCTTGTACTTGCTCCGCAATTACTACTGTTTATAAAGGCGGTACAGATACAAATATTTCTGCCACAGGATTTAGCGTAACAACCCGAGGGGTCTGCACAATCTTGTTTGTTACCACAACAACCGTGGTTATAACTGGTAACTTAGCATGAGTGGGATTATGCTTAACTTTGCTGGCGTTAGCGCCGTCGCAAAACCCGGCGCACCTACGATTGGCACTGCCACAGCAACTGGAGCAACTACAGCAACTGTAGCTTACACAGCGCCAGCAAGTAATGGTGGTTCTGTTATTACATCGTACACAGCCACTTCAAGCCCAAGTGGTATTACTGGAACACTAAGCCAAGCAGGGTCAGGAACAATTACTGTTACTGGATTGACTGCGGCAACTAGCTATACATTTACCGTCACAGCTACCAATGCTATTGGCACAAGTGCAGCAAGCGCAGCAAGTAACTCAATAACAACATCTGCCGTGCCAAGTCAGCAAGCATACACAACGGCTGGCACGTTTACATGGGTTGCACCTGCTGGAGTTACTAAGGTTTCTGTAGTTGCCGTGGGTGCTGGTGGTAGGGGTGGTAGTGCTGGTCAGTTTAGCTCTTGCGGTTGCATACTTTATTTTGCTGGTGGCGGTGGCGGTGGCGGCGCACTAGCATATGGAAATAATATTACTGTTGTACCCGGTACAAGTTACACAGTTAAAGTTGCTAATTATTTTGGTGCGTGTAAAGCCAGTAGTTCGTTTAATGGGACTGGGGTTTTAAATGCGGCTAGTGGTTGTTATGGTTGTAGTAATGTAGCGGGTGCTGGTGGGACTGGTTCTGGTACTGCTAGAACTGGGGGTGGAAGTGGTGGTAATGGGGGTACTACTGCATTCGTATATTCTCAAGCTAATAAAAGAGCAGGCGGTGGCGGCGGCGCAGGGGGTTATTCAGGAGCTGGAGGCGTTGGCGGCAACTTGTGCGCTGCTGCAACCGCAGGCGCTGGTGGCGGTGGCGGTGGCGGTGGTAGGTCTGAAGATGTTGCAAGTAAAGCAACTGGTGGCGGTGGTGGTGTTGGCATATTAGGGTCTGGCTCTAATGGTGCGGCTGGTGCATGTGGTTCGTCTGGCGTTGCCGCTGGTGGTGGTGGTGGTGGGTCAGGCGGTGCAAATGGTGGTGCGGCTTATGGAGTCTGTAACTGTCCTCCGCCTGTTACTAATTTTGCACCGGGTGCTGGCGGTGCATACGGCGGTGGCGGTGGTGGTTCGTCATTAACTAGCGGCGCTTATGGGGACATTGGGGCTGTTCGTATTATTTGGCCCGGCTGTGCAAGGTCATTCCCATCAACTAGGACGGCAAACGAATGATGAATCTTTACATTCAAGTCCAAGATGGACAACCAATTAATCACCCTGCTTTTGAAGACAATCTTCTGCAAGCGTTTGGCGCAATCCCTGAAAACTGGGAGCCGTTTATTCGTGTTGAATGCCCAGTTCCTACCATATATCAAATTTTTGAAAATCCAGCGTTGGTATATCAGAAAGTAAATAACGTATGGACAGACGTTTGGTTGTTGCGTAATATGACTGATGCGGAGAAAACAGCTAAACAACAAGAAGTCATCACTGCATTTAATCAACGTGAGCAAACATCTAATTGGTCAGCTTGGACTTTAGATGAAGCCACTAATACAATGGTTCCTCCAATCCCTCGTCCAGAACCAGACCAAACTAAATTAGATGCTAGAATTAGAACTGTTTGGTGTGGTGCTGATAACAACTGGAAAGACACACCTGTGCGTCCAGAGGGTAATTATAAGTTTGATTTTTTTGCATGGACTTGGATAGCACTATGAGTAAAGTAACAAAAAAACCAAAACAAAAAGTATGTAAAGCCGCTGAGTCAGTGGCAGAAGTTGTACAAAACACGCAACTTCTAGTTGCTCACCACTTCCCATGCCCAATGTATTTGATTGATCGCCCTGATTTTTTGGAGATTGTTAATACAGTTTCTGAAGAAGCCTTGGAAGTTCAACGTAAAGAGCGTGACCTAAATGAAATCTACCCTGTCTACATGACGGGTAACTATTACGGTGATCCACGTTTAGTAAAATTTTCAGAATTTGTTGGCGCTACCGCTTGGAACATTCTCAATGAGCAGGGTTACGCCATGCAAGATAAGGCTGTATCGTTTACAGAAATGTGGACGCAAGAACACCATAAGCACTCAGCAATGGACGCACACGTTCATGGATACGGCTCACAGATTACAGGCTTTTACTTTCTTGAAACACCTGAAAATTGTTCTCACGTAGTGTTCCATGACCCTCGTGCTGGAAAAGTGCAGATTGATTTACCAGAGCAGGACATGAGCATGGCAACCCCTGCAAGCAAGATGATTAACTTCACGCCTAAACCCGGAATGATGATATTTTCCAATTCATGGTTGTCTCATTCGTTTACACGCCATGCAGCAGACAAGCCAATAAAGTTTGTGCATTTCAACTTAACTGTAATCCCACAGCCGCAAGCCTGTGCGATGCCACCGGCGGCTGAAGTTGTATGATTTATGTTAGGTACAACAAAAATCGAGGCCAAGCTGGTCGTGGAACTGTAGACCATGTTTGGCGTGTGTTTGAAAATGACAAGGAATATGTTGTAAAGAATATCCGTATCAATGTTCCATCGTGGGGCGAAAAAACGGGAGAGGATTGGAGTATGTGTTGTCAAGGTTTTATCACAGTAGATAAAACAACATCAACAATTACGATTGAGCAAGCGGAGTAATTAATGCTTGAAGATGAAACAGATAAAAAATTAGCTGTGCATGAAGCAGTGTGTGCTGAGAGATACGGACAGATATGTAAGTCTCTGGCTGATGGCTCTTTACGTATGTCTAAGATTGAATATCTTCTTTATGCAGTGATGGTGGCTGTATTAATAGG